CAGGTTTTCCCGAACGGTAGGGACGGGCGGCGTATACGCCGCCAGTTCGCCACTAAAGGGGAAGCCCTGGCATTTGAGCGGCACGTTAAAGAACAATCCGAGGACAAGCCCTGGCTGGGCGAGAAAGCGGACAAGCGGCGCGTTAGGGATTTAGTAACCGCCTGGTATAACGCGCACGGCGTAACACTTGCAGATGGTGAGAAGCGAAAAAGCGCCATGGAGTTTGCCTGTCTCGCCATGGGTGATCCGCTCGCTAC